GGTCAAGCCAATAGATAAAAAATTTGTTATTAAATCCTACCAAAAATTTATATTCTTGGAAAGCAGCACTTACTTTATCTTCCTTACTTGGTATGGGGTTTTCATCTCCTGGATGAGAATGAAAAATGCCCCATATATTTCCGTCATGTTTTACTAAATCTGCTGGATCTAAAACAAAGGTTAATTTAGGTTCAAGAGATATATTAGTACAAGGAATGTATTTAAAATCATTAGTAATAATTCCAACAGCTTCACGGGGATAATCACGTAAAGCATGAGCATTCATTGCTTCAGTTAATTCATCAAATCTTTCCATCTAAATATCCCTGTTGTATATTGTTTATAATATTTTCCATAAGGAGCTACCCAACTCTTATGGTTGATCATTGTTTGTAGTATCTTATTTTTATCTACGTATAGGGCACAGTGATTTGTAACATGAGTAGACCCAAGACTCATTAGTATTACATCATAAGGCTTAGGCTCTTTAACTTTTATCCATCCATGTTGTTCTGAAGCTGCACGATCCATCCAACGCTCATGAGTTTTTGTATACCAATCTTCATCAACTATATTACAAAAGTCTGCTGTGGTGTAAGGAATGTCTATTCCAAGTTCTTGTTTAAATGCAAGAGCACAGAGATTAAAACAATCAATCCCTGTTTCCGTATCATTACCAAGATGTTTGTAAGGAAAACCTGTATAAGAATTATACCAAGTCATTGTGTCTATAGACTGCGTGTAACCTGTCAACCCAGTATTGAGAAAGACTTTGAATACACGAGAAACCCCCTTCTTCAACGTGTAACATTTTTGACGGCATTAAATACATGCCAAAATGTATAATTATTTCTGATTTTTCAGACTTGAATATCATTACATCATAGTTTTGTGCGTCTGTCAATTCAACTTTTGTAAACCAAGAAGAAGCCCAGTGATCAACACTTTTAGAAGAAAAATATTTAAGCCACTCTCTTGATTTAGGGTATGTCGGTAAGTTAAAAACTAAATTTAGTTCATCTTTATAGAACTGTCTAATAAGTTCAATACAATCAACTTTACCATATTCATGTTTAAGACTTAGATATTTCTGTACCATGCTGCATACTCAGGAAAGGTAGCTTCAAAACTTTCATTTCTAGTTTGATCATATTTATCGTTAAATTTTTTAAAGTCTTTTAAAAGATGAGAATTATCTTTTGAATTCATGTAAGAGAGCCACGATTTAATCATATCCAACTCCTGTGAAGTAAAGAGTTGATGATTAGACATAAGGAATTTTTTAAATTTAAGATTGATTTCATGTTTTGTCTCTTTAGGTAAACAAGTTATAGACATATACGAAGGATCAATCAAAGTTGTTCCATGAACATTAAGATTAATATTTTTTGCCCAAAGCAACAATTCTGGCATTGTTGATATGCTGTAAATACTTATCACAGCGCTAATTGTCTGAATATAATCTTTATAGTAATTTATATTATCCTCAAACTTAGACCACGAAAAACCTTTTCTAGAGTAGTCTACTCTCTCACCATACCCCTCACAACTAGGCCAAAGTTTAATATTATTAAAGTTTCTCCATAATGTTTTAATGTTATATTTTTTGAATTTTTTATAACTTAAGTTAGTATTATAACTCAAGGATATATTAGAAGCGTACCCTTTTTCATTTAAATACTCAAGTAATTTATAATGCCCTTCTTGAACAAAAGGCTCACCTCCAGCAAAATACATGTCTCGAATACTAGGAGCTATTATATCTATATTTTCCCAAAAAGTTACATTATCGGTATATTTATCAATAGGATACTTAAGATCAGAAGGCATTTCTTTATACCAACTTGTAGAGGAGTGTGGGCCACACATTCTACACCTAAAATTACAAGTATTTCCAAATCTAACATCTAAATAGATAGGATAATTATCTACAGAACCATCAGAGTTTGTAGCATCTTGTAGATGCTGAAGATGTTCATAGTTTTTATTCATTATCTGTCTATGGCTTTGACTACCTAATTTTTCTTTATTAAAACACGCGTGCTCACAGGCAGGGATTTCATTACCTAATAAAAAATCTTTCCTTATTTTTTTTAAAGTATCTCCATTCCATACTGAATCAATGGAATCTTTATAAGTTCCTAATATTGGGGAGTCAGGAGCATATTCGGCAAAGCAGCAGATTTTGTATTCGCCTCTTATTGAACCGAATAAGTGCATCCAAGGTAATATACAACCTTTAATTTTATTGTTTGGGAACTGTTCGTCCTGTTGCAGGGAAACCTCCAAAGTGAACTTGGTTATTTCTTAAAGTACAAGACAGTAAGGATTTACCGCATACATCACCTGCCGCAGAAGCAGCTATTTGATTATTTGCAGCAATAGGATTGTTGTTAGAGACAAGAGTAGTATTAGGAATAGCTAAACCACCGGGTCCAGGATATTGACACTCATCACCTTTATATGACCATTGACAAGTGTTCTTATAGTATTTTCTATTAGGAACTTGATTTCTAAAATATTGTAACCAAGAAATCAACCCAAAAGTTGCCACACTTTCATTTAAAGATTCAAGCTGGTCTATTTTAAAGACATCTTCAATATAAGATTCAGGATCGGCTTGAGGATTGACAATAAATATGGCGTCTCCAACAGCAGTATTTGAGTCTAGGGGATTAGATAAGAATAAAAAGCGATTTTCTTCTATAGATTGAATAGTGCCTTCTGTAGTACCTAACTCACCTCTTACATTATCTCCTACACGATAAGGCATAGCATTATAAACCTCAATAACATTTGAGGTTAAGAAACGAGCAGTACTATACTCAGGCCACACATCTAAAAAGTTAGCAAAAGTAGACTTGATTGTGACAACAGCGCCTAAAAGATCCCGTGAGTCAATCTTATTTTCTTGCCACTCACCACTGACAACTAGTGTTTGCTCACGAGTAAATGAAGCATTTGCTTTACCATAGATACCTTCCACATCGGCACTATAAGCAAGACCATTAGCTCTAGCACGAGTTAGAGTATCAAAGCCCTCATTTCCTGCAACACCAAAAGCTGATGGTGCAGCGTTTATAGTACGTGGATCTATTCCGTGAACTAATTCACCGTTTACATATGCTTGACACGCATTAGATTGGTTGTTGCCTACAAGAAAAGGGTCCTCTACAATAGCTGAAATAATATTGTCTAAGTTAAAAATAGTTAAACTTAACTCATTAATTTTTCCGTCACCTGATTGAGAGATGCTTGAGATATCTGAGGGAAATGGGATATAGGAATCACCTTGATGTATTACATTATAGTTTAGGTCAGAAATTAGATCACCGCGTATATCAGCAAAACGAATAGGAAAGTTTGTAGGCCACGCACGTCCTTCTCCAGCAGCTCCAGGATTACCAGCAGCAGAAGTAGGATACCATTCTCCTGGATAGTATATCTCATAAAGACGAACTACAGGGTTCTGTGTAAAAGCATTCTTTTCAGCAATAAAACCACTAGGAGCTATAGATTGTATCGTAGCAATAGCAGTAGTTGTATTACCAGCATAAGTATTAGACTGAAAAGGTAAAGAGGTAGTATTTAAAGATCCATTTGCGGTACCTGAAATTGAAACAACATTAGAGTGTACAACTTCTAGGTTTGAAAACTCTAAAATTGAGTTGGAAAGTTTTACTTTAAGAGTATTAAGAGTGGTGTCAACATTGGCAATCACCCCTGTTGAAGCAGAGGTGTTACCTATTAAAACATTTGTTGATTGAAATCCTGCAGCATTATCAACTGTAATTACTACATCATAATTTCTAGCTGTCATTAGTCATATGTCTCTTGTAATTTAAAGGATACGGTATAGAAGTTCTCAGTTAACGCACTACCTGCAGAGTGTACTTGCGTAACACTCAAAGGTCCGTCAAATCTTGTTGTAATTGTACCAATTTCATTGATATGGGTCAAGTCAAATGTAAACGCTTCAAATTCTCCGCTTCTAGCATTATAGAAGTTCTCAATAGCTGTCTTTTCAATGCCAGTAATATTAGTATAAGATAGATCATAGGATCTTCTAGAACGGCGAGAGCGCAACCGACGTTTTTCATATCCAGCTTGTGACTCAAACTTAATAGTATCAAACTTTCGCTGTGCAGAAAAACCTTTATCAGGACGACGATCAGCCATTGAATTAAAACGATCTGCTGTTACTACTTCTGAATCAAAAACACGGATAGATAAAGTGTCAGCTGAATCTACTGCTCCAAGAGGTGCTGCTGAGATTGGAGTTACCTGATAGTTTGCTGTTGGATTAATAGGGCTTATAGAAGCTGTACGGTATCGAGGAGCTTGGGCAAATCTATAAAAGTTTACTGCACCATCAAGTGTAGACACTAATGCATTAGCATTTCCTAACTCAAGAGGGCCTGTTGGAGATGATGTTGCAGTATAGTTTGTTGAATCGACTAACACATTATTTACATACAAACGTAGATTCTGTGCATTACGCTCATAAGATACTGCAACATGATAGTTAGATAAAGCATTAACATTACCGCCATACACCTCTGTAAGTATTCCTGCAGTATTAATCATAAAACCAATATTAGAGTTAGCACCTGTATATTTTAACATATAATAGTTACTAATATCTTCATATCTAGCATAAAGTGCTTGATCATTACCAATCTCATCAACTGTTAACTTAAACTCTAAGTCATGAGTAAAATCAGTAGAATGAATGTCAAACTCGGAACTTTCATCGACTCGTAAAAAGTCTGTACCTTGAAAGTTAAAAGCCCCATTTGTATATGCTGTTCCTCCAAAAGCAGTAACTGTGTGAGCTGAAGGACTATCATCAGTTAATGACCCGTTAAAATTCAAAAGAAGTTTTGCAGCAGTGTTATCTCCAATGTCAATACCGTTATAACCATATACAGCAGACGGATAAGTGTACGCATCTTGTGTTTGAAATACGCCTGAGACAAATACCATAAAGTCTGAAGTAGCAGAAACATTCACTCCTTCTGGCAGAGCGAATGATTCTGTATTTGCATTGATTACAAAAGAGTTTGAATCTACGGTTGTAGCTGAAGTATTAGAGTAGTCTACCGTTCTAACGGCTGGAAATGACCGTGTAAGCCTAAAACGTGTAGGTAAAGAAATTGTTTTAAGCGTTAAGTTTGATGCATTTGGAGCAGTCAAAAAAGATACAGTTTGCCCTGAATTAGCCAAATCGTAGCCAGATGTTTGTTGTAAAATACCATCAATAAAAGCTACTACTTCACCACGATGAGTAGCTGAGGCTGCAAGATTAAAGTCTGTACGAACTGCACCAGTAGAGGAATATGTAACATCAGACACTACACCAAAGGCTGTTACAGGGGCAGTTGCGTCATCAGGATATGTTGCCATTAGCCAGCACCTCCGCCTCTCAGTGATTTACGGATCGGACCATTATTTCTCAGATCTCTTGTTACAATATCAATCACGAATTTTTCTCCATCAAATCTTGGCTCAGATGCGGTAGCATCTTGTGGTGTGCCTTCATTTTTAATATTTACTACTACGTTGCCACCAGCTTTACCAGTTGCATTCATTTGATTTAAAGCAGGAGCACCAATTGAGTTAGCTGAAGAACGCTTCATCACAAATTCGCCCGGCTCTAATAGTGCAGGTACACGGTCACGGGCCTGTCCACCTGCGGCTAATCTTTGATAAGCAGAGAAAGGTACAAAACCGCCAGAGGCAAGACCACTAAACATTCCACCATCAGTAAATCCTCCAGCACCTGTTAAAGCTCCTTGGCCTCCAAAACCAAAGATAGAAGAAATACCTCCAAAGATCTTACCAAACATTCCACCGCCTCCTGCGCCAGAAGTTCCTAATAAACCGCCAATGCTGTTAAATACACTACCGAACGTACTTTTTAAGGAGCCGCCCATATCAGAAAATATTGATACGCCTTTATTTTTAAACTCGTCTGCGGCATTACCTGATTCTCTAAAAGCATCGTCTGTCTTACGTTGGAAAGTAGCAATCTCGTCATAACCATGTTCGATTGGATTTAATGTTCCGTCTTCCATTGTTACTAGTAGAGCACCGCTTGCATCTACTTTAGCGGAATCAATACCACCTGCACCTTCAAATCCGAACAGACTATTGAACCCAGCTGTGAATTTTTCTTGAAGCGGTTTGATAAGGGTCTCTTCAAGAACTTTCTTCCTAACGTTTTCAAAAGAGTTGCGAAGTGTTTCGCCTAGACCTTCAGTCAAGCTCTTACCATCTGCAATGTTTTGGAACAGCTTATCTGTAACCGTACCAAGTTCATTAGATATTACGTCCCTAACGCCTTCAAGAAGATCTTTTAACTTAGCTTGTTGAGTAAGCTGAAAGGCTAAAGCATCTTCTTGAGCCTTCAAATTAGCGTCTATAGCTTCTTTTTCTTTTTGTAGTTTTTGAAGTGTAGTTTCAGCGTTTTTATTAACTAAGTCTCTCTCAAGTCCAAGGTTTGTAACCTTTTCCACTAAAATCTCATTAAGTCTATCTAACTCAGCTTGAGAAGCACCTTTTTGCTTTGCAGCTATACGATCTTGTAAGACACCTATTGCTTCTGTAAGCCCTTGTTGTCTTTGTAGATTAGCAATAGCTTCTTCATTGCCTGAAACCGCTAATTGATTTTGTAGTTCATTCCTATTCAGATCTTGCCCAAATTGAGACATATTGTTAATTCTTTGTTGGTTAATCTGTGATAGTATAGTATCAATATTTTGTGTAGACACTTTAGCTGCATCTTCAAACTGTGTGTTTTCACCCGCAGTAAAGGCTTGACCTCTGTTTGCGGCTTCTTGTTTGAGCAGTTCTGTATAACGAGATAAAAACGCAGCATCAGACTTAATCTTTTCTGCTTGTAATTTAGCACGACGCTCAATCTCATCTAGAGCAAATTTTCTCGCCTCAAAAGCGGCTTTAGACTGAGCATCTGCAATCTCTTTTTGAAGAGGAAGCTGATCACCTGTTCGTTTAAGAGCGTTTTCTTGTGATTCAAGTTCTTGGAGTCTTAGCTTATTCTGCTCACTAGCTAATTGACGCTCAATTTTCATAATTTCCATTTCGCTTCTTATTTTAGCGGAATTAAACTCAAACTCATCTGCTAAGGCATCTTCTCTTCTATCAATCGCTTCAATATCCTGAACTCGTTTACGTTCATTAGCTGCAATCTCTCTGTCCAGTCTGGCTTTATCTTCTTGTGCCCTAAAACGAATAATATCAATTTCCATTCTAACAATCTGATCTCTGGTGGTAAGAGTTTGCTGTTCTATAGCAGCTTTACGATTTTCAAGAGATGCAACTTTTGCTGCAGAAGCAGCATCAGCAGCTGCGTCAGCTTGAGCAAATCCAGCCTCTTTCAGCTGAGATTGTAGATTAGCTCGTTCACGGAAAATGGTATTGAGATCCATTTGATGCTTCAACTCTCTCAAAGCATTTTTTTCAATCTCTTTAGTAAGACTAAACTCTTCACGCCTAATAGCTAAACGATTCTTTGCTATGTCAAGAGCGTCTTTCTCTGCTCTATTATCTGCCTGTGCCTGTACTTGCATTCTTAGCAGGTCGTTTTGTAATCTTGAAATCGCTAACTTGCTTTCTTCTTGTTTAAGAGCTTTTTCGTTTTCTTTAATCTGCTTTTGAGTAGTTTGCACTGCTTTAAGAAGACTTGCCTCTGAGCCTTTTCTGAGTTTAGATTCAATAGTTTTAAGCTCATTGATTTCTGCTTCTTCAAGACCAAGTTGTTCTGCGTTTTTAAGCTGATCCATCAACAACATAAGATTGTCTGTTCTAAATTTGTTTTGCTCTGCTTCATCTCTTGCAATCTTACCTGTCTCAGCTGATATAACGCCAGTAATCATTGACTCATCTAAAAATTTAAAATCACCTCCAAGTTGTTTTTGTAATACTTTTCCAATATTTTCTAATGCTACAACATTGTTAACTGTTTCTTGTACACCATTTTTAAATTTTTCTATTTCTCTTCCAGCCGCTGCTGCAGCCTCTGTTAGTGCTTGGAATCCAATATCTCCTTCATCCATCTTAGCAAGCTCTTTATTTGCAGCCGCTTGAGAAGCTTCTAGTTGACTGATAACTGTAATAGCATCTTTAGAGGCACGAGAAGCGTTGATAGTGCCCTTTTCTAGAGATTTTTGTAA